TTGTTATCGGCTGTGCTAATAGTTGAAACTGCGTTAGAAGCAAAGCCACCGTTAAACACAGTAGCCGCTGTTGTAGTAAGAACACCTGTAACAAGAGCAGTGGTTGCCATGTTTACAGCACCATCGATGTCAACGACATCTAGATTAGTTGTGCCATCTACGTCTATGTTGCCGCTAATATCTAAACTAGCCGCAATAATCTCACCACTTGCGTTAATAGCGCCATTAATATCAATTGTAGTCGCAGCAATCTGAATCTCTGTGTCTGCGACAATATCAAGCTGGCCGTCTGCGCTTGAGTTGATGTAGATCGCTGCATCACGGAATTGAACCTTATCGGTTGTGCTTAATTCGATATTAGTGCCACCTGACGCATTACCCGCAACAAGCACTTCTGTAAGCGTATCCGTCACACCAGGATCGACCCCCGCCATCGCATCGACAACCGCTGCAGCAGAACCAGCACCATCAAGATAAACGACTGCTGTTTTTCCGGTCAGGATCGTGACGTTCGCACCAGAGCCTTGGGAGATTGCAATTGACTGAGAGCCAGACGTTGCGTTCTCAATGAACATCACGCGGCTTACAGTATTAGGTGCAATTGTACAGGTTCTCGTCGCAGTCAAATTTCCCGCAGACGTAACCTTAAAGTACATTGCGCGAGCAGGATCAGAAGCACCATCCGCAACCGTAGTCGTTGCGTTTGCGTCAGAGCCGAAGACCTGCTGGGTCGCGTAGCCTAAAGCTTCGCCAATCAGCTCTAAGCTGACATTTGTGGTCGTGCCCCAAGAACCGGAGCCTTCTCCAGTCGCTAATTCGGTTAGCCGCAAATCATTTACAAAAGTTGCCATTTTTTATCCCCTTCTTCAGGCAGCATCGCGCCCTGCTTTAATTTGATCATAACCAGCATTTTGGCTGGTATCGATTGGGCTGTAGCCCGGACTTTGAGAAGTGCTAATAACATTGTAACGAGGGTCTTGCCCCGGAACTATCTCGCCCCAAACTAAAGGCGTACCTAGCTCGATTGTAACCGATTGCCCAGTCAATGAAACTACCGCACCGGAAACTGTTGAAACTTGTCCGACAGCCGAGTTTATCTGCTGACCAGTCACAAATACATTGTTAACCGTTCTGACTGTAGGAGTTCCGAGAGCGGACGTGATCTGCTGACCGGCAAGCGTGATATTCGCCTCAGCATCTACCGTTGGAGAACCGACAGCGGATGTAGTTTGAACGCCGGTAAGCTGAACAATCGACGCAGCTACCACAGAAATCGAACCAACGCCAGATGTGATCGACTGCCCAGTTGGTGTTATATTAGATTTAGCTCTGACCGTAAGCGATCCGACTGCGGAATTTGTCTGCCTTCCCGCAGGGGAGACGTTTGCTTCGGCAGCTACGGTCAGGGCACCAAGGCCTGAATTAATTTGCAGGCCGGTGAGCTGGACAACAGCGCCAGCGACGACAGCCATAGATCCAACCGCCGAAGTTGTCTGCTGCCCCGTTACAGAAACATTAACGTAAAGGGGAGTCCCCCAAGCACCTAAGCCCCATGTACCGCGACCCCATCCTTCTTGTGCCATAACTAACCGCCCAGAAGCTGGCTCTCAGCATCTCGCAGATGAACAATTGCAGTCGTCATGATCTCACGCACAGCGTCCGTCATGAAATCCTGTTCAAGCGAAGCGTTGAGCTTAGCGATGGCTAATTGAATGTCTTCTAAAGCAGTCATAACTACTCCTATGTGAATGCCCATATTAAACCCTTACGCGGCGCTTGATAAGCCCTGATATTTACGATTTAGGATACGCTTTATTTTAGCAGCGTACATATTTTGATCTTGGTAAAGGCTATTAATCTGCTTAGCGATCCTATGGTTGCTTAAACCACGGGACTGAAGGCGGTAAATCGACTTCAACACGCGCTGCTCTTCAGGGTGATCAATAAGTCGTTTGCGGGTTTTGTTACCAATCTTCACAGGCTCGAAGGTATAACCAAACGGCGCGGACCCACCGATAGAAAATCCGCGAGAAGCCCAGTCAACCTTGCCCTCGCCAAAGCGGTCCTTGATGTTGGCGTGCTCAATTTCAGCCACAGCGGATAATACCATCAGCATAATCTTGTTGGCCATATCCGACATATCAAACCGTGATTTAAGGCCCTTTTCATCCTCAAACTTAGGGTAAACAATTGGCATATCACCAAACTGCTCGCAGAAAAACAACGTGATATTGGTCTCCTGGAGAACCGGGATCATCGACAGTAAATCAGAAGTTGACCTAGACAGCCGGTCAAGTCGGGTAGAAACAATAACGTCCGACACATCCATAACGTCAGTCATAGCGCGGGATGCTGGGCGCTCCAAAATATCCATCGTGCCGCTCACACCGTCATCAATAAACCACTCATCAACCGGCCGATTGTATTTGTTTTTGACAAACTCACTGATCAGAGACTGCTGAGTCTGAATCGACACCCCGGACTTTGACTGCTCCTTCGTGGACACGCGGCAGTAGCCGTAAATCATATTAATCTGCGTTATTGGTCGAATCACTTGACCCCTCCCTTGTAGCCGTACTTAACCATCTCCTCATGAAGCCGCTTCCAATCAATGTCGAGCGGCCTGCGGCCAAGGGCGCGGTCAGCAAACATCACGCTACCATCCTTGACCAACTCAACAGCGCAATACATCTTCGGCACACCGTCATAAACGATATCAATCTCATGCAGCCTACAGGTACGGCGAACGCGGTTGTAATACACTTTCTTCTCTTGGGCAGTCATAATATCTCCTCGTAATCGAGATTTGATTAAAGCACGGCGCGAGTCGTTGTGCAACACGTTATAATTTGTTGCATATAAACACGGAACAGGAGACAATCCATGAGTAAGATCATTATCGAACTTGACAAAGAAGAAGCTGAAGTTGTTTTAGAGAATCACGGGCAGATAGTTGAGCTGCTCGAAAACATTCTAGCGGAGACCAAGATAAATGGACAAATACTTCGAGACAATAAGCCGAACAATGTTTCACATGAAACATAAGTCTTTGAATGAAAAGAGAAAAGCTGTAAGAAAGGCGCTACAACGTGAGCACGGCGCGGGGCCAGAGGCAAAATTTTTACTCAACATATGGAGAGAACATTATGAAAGACGTTTATGAGCTAGAAGAGTATCACCACGATGGCAAGCGCGGCGGTTTCATTAAAACTCGGCAGTGCGCAGAAGAGTTATTTGACGAGCTGATTGAGCCAAGGATCAGGAAGTTAGAGGGCAACGGTGCTTACTTTCACCTTTACCGAAACTGCGGGGATCTGCGGGAGGTTATTCTTTAAAGAAAAACGTCTGAAGCACTAATCGCCGCTTCTTGCTCTCGTTCTGGCAGTTTATTAAACAACATTTCTGCAAGCTGATAAGCAGGAATGCCAAGCTTCTGAGCGATGAGCGGCAACATGTTCAAGCCACGCTCGTCCATAATCGGACCCTTCATCGCATATTCTGCAATCGGAGCAATCTCCTCGCCAATGCCCCGCATGATCTCTTGACCAAACTCTTGGGCTTCAGGGCCAGCATCGTACAAACCGCCGACAAATTCAGACGTACCTTCACGAGCATCTCGAATACTTTCAGCCGTAGCAGGCTCATTAAAAGGGTACACATACTCGGGTCCGCTCAAACCACCCCGTAGGTATTCGCCAACACCTGCCGCGCCGCCTGCTAAAACTCCGCCAATTTCGCTCATAGCCCCCAAACCTAACTGGCCAGCGAGGGAAGGCAGGCCAGGAGATTCTATTTTTGGACTCGCAAATTCCAAGGTTTCATCCAAAGAACGGATGCCTTCATTTGCAACTGATTTAATGCCCCCGGCCTGGGCCTCCTCTGGAGTCATGCCGCCAGCAGCTACCGCTGACGCAAGGGGAATAGAAATTCCGTATTTTTTGCTGATTTCTATGATACGAGGATCAAATATGACGTAATTACTGGAGCGCTTGTCCTTCGGCTTGTGCCGAGTAAACGCGTCAGCGTACTTGATGCCCTTGACACCTAAATCTTCTAGCGCCTCAGCCGCATACTCTTGACCATCCCGCTCAAGCCAACGAACAAGATCAGCGCCTGTAGGGTTATCGCCTCGAATCCCCGCGCTTTCGTAAATACCCTCTTCAGCGTACTCCCACCAATCCGCCTTCTTGAGCTTGTCCATGATCTTCTTCGGCTGCTCGTCAATCAGCTCATCCCAATCGATAAGCTCATCAGGGTCGGCATCGATGTTGACTTCGTACATGTGGCCAAGATCTGGGCCATACTCCTCGATCTCTTCTCCGACCTCAGCGGCCAACGCTCTGTAATCTTCGTCGTAATCAACGTCTGCCGCTAAGTCTTTAAAATCTTGCGGCGTTTCGTTCAACATCGCTCTCTCATACATTTCCATGCGAGCGTAGTCCTGATTACTTTCAGCGGCCTTATACTTCTCAGTCAACCAATCTTCGTAATCTAAGTCTCTAGGCGTTAACTGGTCACGATATCGCTTAGCAACTTCCTCAGCCTCCCCAAAGTAAAACCCACGGCCATACTGTTGTGCGCCTTCGCCAGTGCCGATAGCTGAGGTTTTAAACTCATTAAAGTCGTGAGGGGAACCATGATACCCCTTAATACCGGCTTTTCGGGCGCTGTTGATTATTTGTAAAAAGGGGTTGGCCATATCAACTCTTAGTCAGGTTTTCGTAGTGGTCCCAGTTGTTACGCATAATAACCAGCCAATCATCGAAAGTCATCACAGCAGTCAGGTCATTATCTCGGGGCAGCGCAGGGTTAATCGCGTACATCGGTACGCATACGCGAGACTGTTTATTGTTAAACTTGTAGATAAGAACCGGAATGTCATTCCCACAGGCGGCGAGGACCTGCTTCCACCACTCTGGACGCCACCACCACCCATCCTTGTACGCCTTACACTCAATCGCGTGGCCCGGAATTTGGATATCAGCCAGGTTGGCGGTCTGATATTGATCAAGGTTTCGTTTGCAGGCTATGTCAAACCCATGCTCGGAGAAGAATTCGTTCAGTTTCTTACAGACGAAGCGCTCATATGCAGCTCCCTTGTTGCGCGAATCTACCATAGGTTGGCACCCGTAAAGTTTACGTGATTCTGTTGCAAATAGAGGTACCATGCAAGACAATATCAAACGGGGGTCCCTTACCCTCACTCCTCTGGGCGACCTCCCCCTCTCCGATTCGCCCCCAAGGGACCCCTTTTTTTTAATAAAAATAAAAAATATTATATATTTCAATAGGTTAGGTGGGACCCCTATGCTTTCTCGTTGGAAACGGGGGGTGGGGGGTGAATCTTGCGACCATTTACGTTGAGATTTTTTTTACCACCTTATGCGCCGAACTCAGCTAAAGCTTTGAGCTGGCAGCAGGCCAGAAAAAAGGGGGGTGCCAGGGTCCAAATCAAAGCTGTTTGAAGGTCAAAAACTCGATCCATAGGGGTCCATTGTTTTTGCCAGGACGGCGAACGCGGGCGTTTAGGATGCACTTTGAGGTGCCCAACCAGTGAGGACCGAGGCTTTGGCCAACGGCTTTAACTCCTGTGAGCACTGCCGTTAAACCAGGCTTCGCCGAACCAAGCTCTTATCATGGGCTAAGTCTTTGATTTATAAAGGTTTTGTAGTAATTTAGAGGGGAGGCTGATTAAACCAGCGAGGGCGGGACGCAGAGAAAGAGACCTCTCTTTCTCTGTTATTCTTTTCGTTCATTAATTACGGGTCATCTATTCCAAAAACCTATAGGTCATTGTCCTTCATTTCGTCGGTCACACCTAGTAGCTCGTTCAACCGTGACTTGATATCAGTCTTCGTCATGCTGTCCAGATTTGCGTTAATATTAAGCGAATGGCTCCGCTGTATCGTCAAGCCTGCGAGCTGGTTCAACTCTTTTACCGCGCTTACGGCAGCGTTATAAGCCCCGTTCTCGAAGCTGGTCTCTGCTATCTTCCACAGCATAGAGCCTGTTTTTTCTGGGGTTATTGCGTATTTCTGGCGAAGCTCTTCTTGCTCAGCACGCACCGCTTTGACTACGCTCGGATGATCGCGCCCATTCATCAGCTTGCTGGCGCTCATTGCTGGGAAGCTAAAGCCAGCCCTCCGCGCAGCCTCCGTCTGACCGCACCCGCCTTGGCTATAGTGCCACACAAACGCGGTCTGCATTTCCGTCAGGCCGAATTCGTCGTCGGCAATAAATTGCTTTGGCATCTCCACCAATTGCGCTCGTTCCTTCTTTGGTCTGCCTCGATCCGCCATTTTTTCTCCATCATCAAAAATGTTTGTCTAGCCTCCGCTTCCAGCGAGCGAGCGATGTTAAAATCATCTCGCTCCTCGTTGTTCAACTGGCGCCATCTTCGGTAGTTTTCTTCTCTCGTTTGTTCGAAGCTCCACACGAATTTGTAGTCTACCATAATTGATCCTCCGCTAAGCCAAGTGTGTCAGGTGTAGTGTATAGCACTGAAACCTTTACGCATGCGCACCATGTAACACTGTAGCGCTGCACTTTACACTACCTGGTATGTTAATACTTATATATACTGTACCCTACACACCCTATAACAATAACAACAGTATAAACAATAGCTTACGTATCATTCAATATAGGGTATAGGGCAGCATTTTTTTTACCTGACGCTCTCAATGATGGATTTAACCATTTACACGGACTCATCACGGCCCGAGTGTGAGCGTGTGGTCTTCTCATCGTTAGATGCTTTATCCATTCTTTTACAGAGCGAAGCCAACACCCTAGCAACATCTAATTCTGTTACAACTGCCTCTGATTTTTCGAAGTCATACCATGCAACAGTGATAGGCTTAACTGTTGGTTTTAACTCTTTAAAAGATTTCTTGAATGATAAAGTACCATCTTTTGATTTGCTGTATTTAACGTTGGCTATGTGCTCGATATAGCTAGTCATAACCGCAGTGTTCAACGACTTAACACCAACACATGCAGCAACGGTACGTGTTAGGTACCCTGTATCACCTTCATTTATATATGCAGTAAAACCAAACTCTAGTAAACACTGGCTATTGTCTCGCATTGTTTTAGCTGATTTGATTACGCTGCTTAGTTTAGATGTGAGATTTTTATATGTGATTGTCATAATATAAATACTCTCTTTTGATTGATTGAAATGGACTCGTAAGAATCCAAACTTATAAGCACATCAAACATGCTTAGTTCTCGCGGCCAGCTCATATGTCTGGCCGTTCTTGTTCTTGCATTCGATGAAAACCATTGTCTCCTAGGCTTTTATTAACTTTTTAAGAATGGCATTGATTCGGCGCTTGTCACCGCTTATGACTAACTGCCTGCGCGGGTTAAGCTCAAAAAACCGCTTTTCCATGTTGGTTTTTGGGTGCTCTCTTGGCACTTCGCGAACACCAATTGCCGACAAGTTTTCGTGTTGTAAAAGACTGCGTTGATTTTTGCCTTTGCCTTCTACAAAGGTATCTTTTCCGGCAATAAAGTTGCGTAAAGCCAGTGTTTCTAGAATCCTCTCCGCGCCTGCCGATATTTTCATGTCGCTGCCGTTGAAATTTATTACTTTCATTTGATTGCCTCCTCAGGCTTTGGTTATCTAGGACGCCCCGCTAGGCGTTTCGACTGGGTAACCGTCCCAGCAACTCATCAGCTAGAAAAAATTGGGCGGGGGAAAATAAACCCCACACCTCTATGCCATCTCATCTATTAGCCCCTCATGTCCCAAAGCTCTTCGCATGTGCTGTGTAGATCCATCTCGTCGGTGTAGCCCGCTGTCGCTTCATCTCCCCACCAATAGCCTTCCACCTTGCAAGACCGCGTATTTATCCAGATGTTAGGACCGCCAAAAGCTACAAGGATTCGAGCGCCTAGATACTCGCCGTTGCTGCTTATGGTGTATTCAATATCTAGCAAGTCGGACAGATAGTCGTAGCCGCTTATCAAATCTGTAGATTCAGCGCCGTGCTCTTCATGGTCCATTCCGGCATCTTCATACGTCATGCCGGACGTTAAAGTTGCAGCGATCTGGTCAACGTGATCCTGCAATGCTTGCTGTTCGTTTTTCATTTGCGCGTTGCTCATGTTGTCGTTCCCTTTGTGTTTGTTGATTTGATGAGTACAGTATACTCTTCCCGTGTCGTTGTGCAAGTGTTTGTACAAATTAATTCAAAGAAAAATCGTTTAGCAATCAACGCGAGACCCAGGATGTCGCAATTTTCATAAATTCCTCACCTGCTTTATCATTAGTATCGTAAAAATCAAACACTTGCCAATGTTCCCAACGATGCATCCTTGGCCTTCCAGCCGATTCCCACCTAGTAACGTCGCGCTCAAAACATCTCGAAGCCTCAGCAACTGACACCCGCTTTCCAACACACAAACCCTGGCGAGGCTGAAGGTACCAATCACATCTCGTGTACGGTTTGCCTAAAACTGAAACGCAGTGCCGTAACACACCCAAGATATCGATGTAAGGGCTATATCCAGTGCCCTTTGCAAGATATATTTCCGCCGCAAGTTTTTTCGATTCAGTTAATTTTGAAGACATGATTCATTCCTTTTTTAAGTTGATGAGGGTCTTAACCCCTCAGCTTTTTATTTAGCTACCTAAAATTGCCGTGTAATAAAGATCTGGCAATTCACGGGAATCTGTGCCGGTTGCGTATTGGTTGGACTGACACACTGTAAAAAGGCCATCGAAGCCGCCGGATGCTGATTTGTCATGCTTTGGCCAATACTCGACGCGGTAGTCGGCATGCTTCCAAAAGACAGAAACCCCCGATTTTACTAGCTGTCTTAGCTCTTCCCTTCCGCCAATTGTTGAGGTGATAGTTGTCATTGCTTTGATTCCTTTTTGTGTTTGTTGGTATGTGTTCTATTATCCACACTCCGTGTCGTTGTGCAAGTGTTTGCACAAAAATAAATGATTAAGTTGCAGGCAAAAAAAAACGGCCTAAGCCGCTTCTTTAATTTCCTTATATTCACACCTCATCATCTTCTTCATCTTCTTCATCATCAAGGCCCTCATCAAGGTCCTCCCAGTCAGAGTCAGGCCCACCCCGTAAGCGGTTTTGGGCGCTCTCCCAGTCAAGCATCGCCTTGTCGAAGCCCTTCATGATCTAATCCAATTGCCTTTGGCATCACGTACCCACTGCGACTTTGGCTGCGGTTCTACTAGGGGCGCTTCAATATTTGTTGTCTCTCTTATATTTGGAAAGTGAAGCTCATCACCGTTTTGATATTTAATAATCATTATTTGTTTCCTTCTCGTTGTTGATGAGGGTCTTGGTCCCTCAGCTTTTTATTTAGCTACCTAAAATAAACGTTATAGTGTTCGGCTTTTCACCAACAATGACGCCCTCTATAAAATTATGCCAATCGTCTGCTCTGTTTAAAAACTCACTTACAGCTTCTTTCGACGATTCAATATCAATTTTTCCTTTCAAGACCAATACCTTAGTATTTAAAGTAATTTTACGTTTAATCGAAAAATCGAATTGCTCAACCTCATAAATTCCGTCAGCGATGTGGTCACTTACTTCATTGTCATCGACCCAATTACTAGAGTTATCGTCTTTAGTGTCCTGATAAATTGACCACTCGATGTCCGACCGTAAGTACCCGATTGCTCCTTGTATGCTCATTGTCTTTACCTCTGTTTTTGTTGTTGATGAGTACAGCATACACACTCCGTGTCGATGTGCAAGTGTTTATACACTCAACAGCTAAGACCAACCCTTTGGGGTGAAGCCGAGTAAGTCTGTCTTGTCGTCTTCGACTGAGGAATAACATAAGTCATAGATCTTTTTGCCCGAGCTTCTGCGCGGTTCTTTCCCGCGCTCACTCAAGATTCTTGCAGCATCCTTAAAGTC